GCTGCCGGATGGCACCCCCGTCACCTACCAGTCGGGTGGCGTGCTGTTCATCAAGCGGTACGTCTACAAGGTCTACGGCCTCGCGTTCGCACTGACCAAGGTGCTCGTCGAGGACGGTGACCACATCCGCATCGGTCAGACCTACGCGAAGCATCTCGCGCAGTCGCTGATCGAGACGAAGGAGACGCTGGCCGCGAACGTGCTCAACCGCGCGTTCAACGGCAGCTACCTCGGCGGCGACGGCGTGCAGCTCGTCAGCGGCTCGCATCCCATCGTGACCGGCACGTTCTCGAACCAGCTCACGACCGCCGCGAACCTGTCGCAGACCTCGCTGGAACAGATGCTGATCCAGATCCGCAACGCCGTGGACAACAACGGCAAGCGCATCCGGCTCCAGCCGAAGGGCCTCGTCGTCGCCCCCGGCAACGTGTTCCAAGCCGAGGTGATCCTCAAGTCCGTGCTCCGCGCTGGCACGGCGAACAACGACATCAACCCGATCAACTCGATGGGGCTGCTGTCGGAGGGTCAGAAGAACCTCTCGCGTCTCACCTCCGCCACCGCGTGGTGGGTGCAGACCGATGCTCCCGAGGGCCTGAAGCTGATGAAGCGTCGCGGCCTCGAAAAGAGCATGGAGGGCGACTTCGAGACCGACAGCATGCGGTACAAGTCCACCGAGCGATACGACCTCGGCTGGACCGACCCGCGCTCGGTCTACGGCACGCCGGGTCTCTGACCCGAAACTTCCCCCGGCGGATTTCATGGTCCGCCGGGGGTTCTTCTTCCACTTCCGGCAAGCTCTTCAAGGAGAAGCCCAATGCCTCAGTTCAGCGACGACCTCTACCTCGGCACCGCGTTCGCGGGCGGTCGCGGTCCCGTTTCCCTGCTCCCCTCCGGCTCCGAGGACAGCGAGCCGTCCCCGATGGATGTCGGCGTCGGCCCCCTCGGTCGCATCTACGTTTTCGACATCGTCCCCGCGACCGCGTCGAACACCTCCGTCGTGAACGCGCAGGCTGTGGCCGGTGCGGGCGCGGTGACGCTCGCCTCGACCGCGCCGATCACGCTCGACCGCACGGGGCGCTGCCTGCGCTTCGCGTCGTCGAACGCTGGCGACACGACGCAGACCGTCACCGTGACCGGCACCGACATGTACGGTCAGGCGATGTCCGAGACGCGCACGCTCAACGGCACGACCGCAGTCAACGGCACGAAGGCCTTCTACACGGTGACCGGCGTCACCGCGTCGGCGGCGCTCACCGGCAACCTGTCGGTCGGCACGCGCGACGCCTACGGCCTGCCGGTGCGCGTCACCGACGTGGCCTACATCATCTCGGCGAAGTGGGATGGCACGCTCGCGGACAACGCGGGCACGTTCACCGCCGCCGACACGACCAGCCCGGCGACGGCAACGACGACCGACGTGCGCGGCCTGTTCGCTCAGTCGGGCAACGCGGCGAACGGCACGCGGCGTCTCGTCATCAACATCGCCCTGAGCGCGCTCGCCTGCGGCCCGAACGCCACGCGCGTCGGTGCCTTCGGCGTCAGCCAGAACCTCGCCACCTGATAGGAGGGTCCGATGCGTCCCGTCAGCGTAACCGTCACGGGATCGCCGCAGACCTCTGCCGTGATCGTGCCCGACGTGAACAAGGCTCCCTTCGCCATCGGCGCGGGCGTCAAGGTCACGGGCACGATCACCTTTCAGGTTCAGCACACGTTCGACGACGTGTTCGATCCCGCGTTCAATCCGGCAACGGCGGTCTGGTACAACCATCCGACGTTGACCGGATCGACGAACGTGGACTCGAACTACGCCTTCGCTGTGCGCGGCATCCGTCTCTCCACCTCGGCAGGCACCGGCAGCGCGACGCTGACGCTCGTGCAGGCCGGTCCATTCTGAGGACTGAACCATGAGCGTAGTCGGAAGCGACGGCAGCATCGTCGGCGGGCTTGCTCCCGCAGCGGTGCCCGCCGATCTGCTGTTCAAGGCGATGACCAACCCCGAGGAGTTCAAGAAGATCGGGGAGCGAGCGTTCGCGCAGATCGAAGAAGCGAACCGCAGGGCGGAGGCGATCATGCAGTCCGCCGCCCTCGAAGCGCAGAAGGCGCAGGATCAGGTCATCGCCGCCCTCGCGGAGAAAGACGCCGCTCTCAGCGAGGCGAAGTCGATCAAGCAGGCGTCGTCCGACGAGATCGCGGCGGCGAAGTCGCTCGGGTCGCAGATCGTCGCCGAGGCCAAGAAGCTCGCCGCCGAGTGGGAGGCGAAGGCGAAGGCGTCGGAAGAGAGGATCAAGAAGCTCTCCGCCGAGAGCGACGCGAAAATGAAGATGATCGACGAGATCCGCGAGGAGGTCGCCGGTCGCGAAAAGGCGCTGTCCGACATCGAGGAGAAGACGAGAGAGCGCGAGCGGCTCGCAAGCTCGTTGGTGGACGAGTACAACATGAAGCTCGCGAAGCTGCGCGAGCTGGTGGCGTGAGATGACGCGGGTCGTCGGAGGGTAATGCTATGGCAGTGCAGTTCTCCGTTTCGGTTCGCAATGCTCGTCTCGACTCCGTCGAAACGACTGTCGGCTCCAGTGCGGTGCTGAAAATTTTCAGCGGCTCCGCCCCGGTGGACTGCGCCGCCGCCGACAGCGGCACGGTCCTCGCCACGCTCAACCTCCCCGCCAACTGGATGGCTTCGGCGTCCGGCGGCTCGGCCTCAAAGGCCGGGACGTGGGAAGACCTGAGCGCGGACAACACCGGCACGGCTGGTCACTTCCGCATCTACGACAGCGGCGTTGCCGTCTGCCACATGCAGGGCACGGTCGGAACGTCTGGGACCGACATGACGGTGAACACGACTTCGTTCACGGCTGGCGCTTCGGTTACGGTCAACACGTTCACCCTCACCGATGGAAATGCGTGATGGCTGACAACGTCGGATACACTCCCGGTTCTGGCGCTGTCGTCGCGGCAGACGATATCGGCGGCGTTCTCCACCAGCGCGTCAAGGTCGGCGTCGGCGGAGATGGCGAGGCGCAAGATGTCTCGCAGGGCAATCCGATGCCCGTGCAGGAGATGTCATCGGCGACCTCCCTCCTGCTTCGCATCTTCAACCTCTTGACCAGCCCGATGGGCTTCGACCGCTCGCTCTCGCGCCAGCGCGTCACGGGCGTCATCGAGAGCGGCACGATCACGACCGTTTCAACAGTCACGACCGTCACGACCGTCACGACCGTCTCCACGGTGACGGGCCTCACGAACATCGATGGTCGCAACGGCGCGATGCTCATCAATCAGACCAACCTGAGCGCGTGGGCGAATTGCGTCCGCGCTCGGATCACTTGAGGAGCCGAACATGGCAAACCAGTTCAAGAAGGTAATCGACCGCATGATGTGGGCGCAGATCGCGCCCTGCCCCAACGCTCATGCCGCCGGTTCCTCGATGTGCGCGGACATGCGGAACGACGTTTCTCGCAATCCGTTCATCTACAACCTCATCAGCAACTCGATCCTGAACCGCTACAACATCGTCACGAAGGGCTGGCAGCTCGTGACATCCACGCCGCTGACGGCAGGCACGTTCGGAGCCGGATCCACCAGTTCTTTCGTCCCGAGCTTCGGGGCTGTTGGCACCATCGCGGCTGGCGCGACGACGACGACCGTCACGCTCTCGACGGCGCTCCCCACGGCGGTCGGCGTCAACATGCTCGCCAATCGCGGCGGGTCGGGCGAGCTTGGCTTCAAGCTCCGCATCATCGACACGACCGCAGGCAAGGTCGAAGAGCGACTGATCGTCGGCAATACGGCTGGCACGGCTCCGGTGATCACGCTCGAAGCGGCGCTGACGTTCACGCCCGCAACAGGCGCGCGATACGAGCTTCTGTGCGGTCGCCTGTTCATGCTCGGCTCCGGCACGCTCGCGGCGGGCGCGTTTCGCTCCTTCGAGCCTGCGTCCAACGCGCTGGCGAACCGCACCATCACCAACCTCCCGGCGTCGATCACGACCGATAGCGCCATGCTGGTGATGGATGAGCTGTACGTCCCCTACGACAACAAGCCCGGCGAGGGAATGATCAAGGGCAGCTTCACCTACGACACCGGCCTGTCGTCGCTGACCGCAACTGCCTCCGGCGCTTCGAGCCTGACGGGGCAGGCTGCGGGCGGCGATGCGGTCGTATTGGCGAACGAGTACCGCAACTTCCAGATCCGCATCGTGCAGGACACCACGACGCCTGCCGCCGTGGGGCAGCGTCGCATCATCGCCTCGCACACGGCGGGCGCGTCGCCCGTTTACACGCTCGGAACAGCTTGGACGACGCAGCCGTCGTCCAGCGCCAAGTTCGTCATCGAACAGCCCAACCTGCTGCTTCTTCGCACGACGGCGAACACAACTGTCTACACCTACAACTACACCGACGCGACGATCAACAACGGCACGAACTCCATCGCCGCCGACGCTTGGTCAACGACCTACTTCGGAGCGGCTCCAGCCGCCAACGCGGTCGGATGTCTGTGGGCACCTTCGTTTGGCATCCAGCCCGATCCGGCGCGAAACGCCCGCCACAGCTTCAACTACTTCTGGCGCGGCGGCGCGGTGACGCTCGACTTGCTCGACATCGCTGGCAGCATCACCGGAACGTGGACCGGCGCAGTCGCCTACGACGGCAACGTCAACTCGTTCGGTGCTGGCACGACCGGGTGCTACTCGCCATACGGTCAAGAAGGTCGCTACACCTACGTCAACGTCTACGTCGCATCGCAGATCAGCCAGATCTATCGCTTCGACGCCAAGAACCGCGTGTTCTCGCCGTACACGCCGACCGACTTCATCCAGTCTGGCACCGCGACCGCTGGCGGTCGCATGACGGCCTTCGTCGCCATCGACGGCACCGACAAGTACGATGTCGTCTTGCTCCAATCTCAGCTCTCCACGATCAGCCAAGAGCTGATCCCGCTGGTGTAGAAATGACCATTCCCGAAATCATCGTGCTGCTGGAAAACCAGATCACGACGCTCAACGTGGCGCGAGCGACGGCAGAGCGGCTCGGAGACATCAATCGCGTCTTGGAGATCGACGCGAAGATCGCGGAAACAGAAGGCACGCTCGCGGCTCTCAGGGGGCTGTAACCGATGCTGCTGACGCTCCTCTCGCCGCAGGGAGTGCCCGCAAACGTCGTCGCAAATCTCAACGCGACGCTCGGGGCGGCCACGCTGGCGTCAACCGCTACGCTCGTCGCCCCGCCGATAACGGCGGACTTGTCAGCGACGCTTGGCGCTGCGACGCTGGCATCAACGGCGACGGTCGCTATCCTGCCGATCACGGCGAACTTGTCCGTGACGCTTGGAGCGGCCACGCTGGCGTCAACCGCGACGGTTGGCGGAGCGGCGGTCGAGGGCTTCAGCGTCGGCGGCCCGACTGTCTACGACGTGTTCCCGATCATCGGCATCGCCGAGCTTTACAACGTGCGGCACCGCACTCACTGAGGAGACGAAGATGGTGAAGACACCGGCATGGCAGCGCTCCGAGGGCAAGAACCCGAGGGGCGGATTGAACGCGAAGGGCCGCGCGTCGGCGAAGGCTCAGGGCATGAACCTGAAGCCGCCCGCGCCGAACCCGAAGTCGGAGAAGGACGCCTCGCGCCGCAAGAGCTTCTGCGCGCGCATGAGCGGCA